CCAGGATACCTAGTTTGAACCTTTCTTTCAATTCTGGCATCTTCTACCACGTTGATATAAGACCTAGGGCAACCTTTTAGTTTCTCAGGGCTGTCATGCCATCCTTCAAATGGAGTCTCTAATGCGTGACCAACTTCATGGCCGACAAACAGGTCATATACATCTTTGTGCATATCATCCCAGAGGGGTAGACCCAATACTCTGTTCTTAATATCGAACCAAGCTGTTTTGAAATTACCATGTTGTATAGTAACATTCTCTCTGGCGAGTAATTTTGGTAATAGTGACTTGTTCATATTAAACTCCTTATTTCTTAATATGTGTATATTATATCACCTTTCGGGGGTGCTGTAAACACCTTTGCGCGAAATAAGTACGCCTAATTGCATTTTTCTTATACTTTGTTAGTATAAACATATAACTAAAAGTTATAAGAGCTGAGCATTACCTGATTCGGCTGAAGTTCTTATGCTTGAAGAACTCGATCTTGGATCTAAACTTGTTCTCTAGCATATCACCTTTGTGAGATATAATGAACACATTGGAATCATCATCCAGAGTGCTCAGAATCTTGGTAAGGTTCTCTACACCATCCACGTCCAAACTGGAGTCAAATGTCTCATCCAGAATCAATAGATTGGTGCTGGCGGAGTTCTTCATCTTGGCTATCTGTCTCCAAGTGAATAGTAAAGACAAGTCAATTCTCTGCTTCTCACCTTCTGAGAATGATGCGTAGTTAAATGAATCTCGATGCCTAGATCTGATAGTCTCGTTAAAGTTTTCATCCAAATGAAACGCAACAAAGAAGTCCAGTATCTGTAGATAGTTATTAATTAGCCTGTTCATTACTGGTAGATACTGTTTAATGACCTTAGTCTTAATGCCAGTATCCTTTAACATCTCTCCGATAACTTCATTGTATGTTCTTTCTTCAACATACTCTAGCTTCTTTTCGGTAGCAGAATCTTTAGAATCTCTTAACTGGCCTAATTCATTCTTAGCACCTTTAAGGTCTCCAGTCTGGCCTGAGAGTCCGTCAATTTGGCCCTGGACCTTATCTACTTCTCTTTGGATAACAGAAATCTTATCATTGTTTGAATTGATACGTTGCTGTCTCTGTCTTAGCTCGTTGAGCTTGTTCTTAATCTCAACACCTTCTCTCTCAGCGATACTAACTTCTGTCTGAATAATTTGGATATCGCTTTGAACCGAGGCAGCATCCTTCTTGATGATGTTAAGTTTAGCGGTCTTAATATCTGAGTCAATCTCTTGCTCGCAAGTAGGGCAACTATCGTTGTCTTCAAAGAACCTAGCATCTTTTACTAGTGACGTTATTTTACCCTTGTTCTGTGCCTGAGCAGTTTTAATATCAGACATTCGATCCAGAAATACACTATGAGCCTTTTCTCCAGCATCGATGCTGACAGTTAGATTCTTACCGACAACTCGGGAATCATCAAAGAGTATAGTAATCTCAGCCTTGTGGTCTTCTACCGACTGGCGCTTCTGTTCTATCATATCCTTATTAATAGATTGCAGATCATTAATGTACTTGGTTTGTGAATCCATCTTGGTCTTATATAAGTCAATCTGGTGATTGATGTCAGTAAGCTCTTCTTTGATCTTGGAGTTTCTTTCTTTTAGAAGCATATTCATCTTAGAGAATATTTGGATATCCAACAAGTCCTCAATAACTGCTCTACGGCTCCATGCTGGTAGTTGCATAAAGGGTATAAAGGAACTACTACCGAGAACCACAACCTGATGGAAGGACTTGTGGTTCAGCTTTAAGATGTTAGTTTCTAAGTACTTTTGAAAATCTCGCATATTAGATGCTTGATTTGTCATGTTACCGTTCTGCCATATCTCAAACTTGTTAGGTTTAATACCACGAACAATCTTAAACTCAGAATTACCAATATCAAACTCTACTTCAACTATAGCTTTCTTCTGATTAATAGAGTTTACTAGTTGTGCTTTACCAATGTCCCTGTGGGGTTTACCAAAGAGACCAAAGGATAGAGCATCTAGTAGGGTAGACTTACCAGCTCCATTTTGGCCGACAATAAGTGTGGTGGGTGATTTGTCTAGTCTTACTTCTATGAATTCGTCGCCGGTGGATAGAAAGTTCTTCCACTTACATGATTTAAATTGTATCATACTACCTCGAGGTTTTGTGCTTCAGTGTATAGCTTTCTTAATTCAACCTTAATGTGGTCTTTATCTAAGTCGGTCTCTACTGCATTAACATATGAATCAAGAAGCTCTGTAGTATCTTCTAGGGAGATTTTTTCATCATCAACACTTTCTCCCAGATACTCTTCAAATGACTCTGCAATCTTCAGCTCATATGTTTCAATAGATTGTAGTTTATCGACAAACTTATCAAACATATACAAGTCAGTTTTATTTATAACAATGAGTTTAATAAACTTTTTGGTGTATTGTGACACATCTACAGTATTATAATCTGTCTTAGTGTCGTCATAAATGACCTTTTTAAACATAGTAATGGGGTTACGTACTGGAGTAATCTCTCTAGTTTCGGTATCCAATATATGGAAAAATTTAGGATCATCTACATCGGCCCAAGTGAATTCCATTTGAGAACCCAAATAAGACACGTTGCCTTGGCTCGATCTTGTATGGAAATGACCAGATACTACTTGCTCAAACCGTGAGAATATATCTGCATTCATACCGTGAGGATTAGGAACACCAGCAAGTAAGTCGAATCCCTTCAACTCCAAGTGAGCTCCTAAAATGGGCGCCTTACATGTCATAGCAAAATCTACATATTCTTGGTAGTTGGCATTATTAATCCATGGAATAACTGCGACTCCGAGACCATCATAATCCAACACAGTAGGCTTCATAATAATGTTTACGTTACTAGTGAAGTACCCTAAGAGTTCTTTAAGTGAACATAGCTCATTGGTGTTCTTATAAAACACATCATGATTGCCGGGAATGATATCCATAGTAATACCTAGATCACGCATTGGCTCCAAGAAATGCTTACGATTGGCATGAAGAGCCTTGAAGTTAACAAACTTGCGATGTTCATAGTAATCACCTAGATGCAGGATGTTCTTGATATTATGTTCTTTAAGGTACGGAAAGAAAATTTCTGTGTAGAATCTCTCTTGGTACTTTATGAATATATCTGATGAATTTCTAACACCTGCGTGGGTATCATTTAATATAGCGATTTTCATATATTACACCATAAACAGTTCTAGTTTATCTTTAGCTTTAAGCTTCTCTTCTTTGGCAAATTCTTTAATCTTTGCGTCTTTGGACCTAACTTGATCAATTCTATTTCTTAGGGTATCAACATACTGTGCACTTTGTTCTGCACCTTCTCCGTCCATACCCATAGCAATAAAGTCCTCAATGCCACATTTCTCAATATATCTAAACTTAATATCCTGTTGCTTCTTCTCTTTGGTTATTCGTCTAATAAAGGCGAAGTAACATATCTGAGTGAAGTAAGAGAATGCATTGGGTTTGCCTGTCCTAGTTGAAGCTTCGATGTTATAGTTACCAATAGCTCGTAGACAATTTTCTACTGCATCCATTACCATTTCTTCTCGGTAAGTGTATCTTACAAAGTTAGGTCTGTGAGATAGGCCCTCTGCGATCTTCATAAAGCATGTGGCGATATAGTCGGATACTATGGGCAAAGGTGTTTCATCCGTTCTAGCACTAAGAGCTTCCTTTGCATAATCATAGACTGCTTCTGAGAAGTCTCTATTGTTCACGTAATGGGGTTTTTCTTTTGGTTTTAGTTTAGACATTAGTGGGTTTCCTCCATATGATAGTATATTATACTACACTTTCAAGGCAAAGTAAAGTGTTATTTTATTTATTTTATTTGTAGAAAAGGGTTGACAAAAGCGGCTAAGTGTAGTATAATATATAAGTCAACCGGGAGGGGTAGAGGTATACCACAACTAATGTACTATTTCCGTATGGTTATTGACGTTATCTACGGGGTAAACTTCATCTACTTCATCTTCAAATCTATTACATATCTCATCTGTTATTTTATTTAATAATGCATCTTGACTCTCCGGAGGCTCGAAGGCCTTTTGGGCCGAGAGTGCATACTTGATATACTCCTTCTTCATAGAATCTACTACACTAGAACTGGTCATAATGTTATGCTTATCAATGGTGTATCTCTTTTGGTCAGAGAAGGGAAACCATGGGCTAAACTGGTAACCACCAATCATAGTGCTATAGACTGCAATAGGCCTTTCAACCAGATAGTTGTCTGGATTGTCACTACTCACTAAAGCGATGATATTATCACCGTTGATTAGTTTAAAATTCCGTATGTTTAAGTCTTTCATATTATATATTTATATCGTAAACATTGTAGTCAAATTTTTCTTTAGCATATATTTTAATGCGCTCTGCCGCATGAACCAAGGTGTAGTTCTTCTTACTCTTCCAATGTAAATCATCTGCAATATCATATACCTTAGTATCTATACCATCAGCTGACTTCCTTAATCCTCTACCTATCGACTGGAGAACCCTAATCTGAGACTTACTTGGTGAAGCAAATATGATATTGTGAAGACGCTTAATATTAATACCAGTACTAAAAGTACCCATACTCGCCACAATAATCGCGTCATCTTGCGTTTCGGTAAGAGCTCTGACATTTTCTCTGTCGTCAACATTGGTTTCTCCACTTACATAGAACAGATTCCTATCTGTATCCTTTAATTTATCTCGTAGCATATCATGTAGAGGTTTGCCGTGCTTATCGACATATTGGAATAGCACAAGAGTATTACCCGTACAGTCTATAGCTAGATTGGATATGAAGTTATTTCTAGGTTCATACTGGACAATAAAGTCCATCTCTTGCTGGTAATCTCTTTTAATCCTGCAGAACTCGTCAGCATACTTTAACAGTAATATGTTAATATCTAACTGTGCTAAATCGTTGTTATCCATTAACTTCTTAGTAGTAGTAACCTTATGTACTGGGCCAAATAAACCTTCTAACACTAATTGGTGAGTCTGTGTCCCATCCAAAGTACCTGTAGTTCCCATTCTATATCTACACTCAGTACACTTCTCTAGGATAGAGGTCAGTGACTTAGCCTTAAAAGCGTGTGCCTCATCTCCTACGACCATACCAAACGGCTGGAACCATCCTGCACTTTCTTTATATATTGACTGCCAAGTGGTTATGACAACTCGTGGTTTCACTTTATACTTCTCTTTACCGGCATAAATCTTATGACAGTTCTCAGTTACTTCCCACTCATCAAACTGAGAGTAGTCAGCAAAGTCTGAATACATCTGTTCGACTAGTGAAGTGGTCGGGACAATAAGTAGAACACTCTGATCAGATTCTTCTAAGAAGTGCCTAATAGCCAAGTAAATAATAAGTGACTTACCCGAAGCGGTAGGTGATAGTAATAAAGACTGCCCGTTGGTAAGAGCATGTTCTAGTGCAGCTATCTGATAATCACGTGGTGTGATTTCATTACCACCAGCAGTAAGCGTTATCTCATTAAGCAATGCAGGTATGTCTATAATATTCTTTGTACCAGCTAGACCATATGTTCTATTAGGTTCCGGTTGTATATCATACTGTCGAGCATTAGCAAACTCTTGCATATACTGGAATAACCCAGAATATAGAGTTTTCTTTCTCAAGTCAAAGAGTCTGATTTTACCATCCCACATTCTATTCTTATATGCAGGCATGAATTTATAGCCTGGCACGAAAAAACAAAAGTGTTCTGCTAATTCCATTTCGATAGAGGGGTCTGTGATTATCTCCAAGAAGGATTCATTCTTCTTTTTGACCTTTATTATGTCCAAGATACAGTTCCGTTATATAAAGAGTATGTACGAATCTTTCGCTTATACTTAGTTTTAAGTTGAATTCCATCAAAGTCCACTATTTTTTCATTAGTGTTCTCTAATATATAGTCTCTTAATTGGGTTAAGGAATTCCAGCGCCCTTGCTTTTTCTCTATATGATCCAAAATATCCATTACAATAATTCTTTCAGTCTATTCATAGTAGTATCTATATCACTACATAGGTATTCAAAAACATAGTAACATAAGAACCTTCGTGTTAGTTCTTTATTATACCAGTTATCAACTGTGTTTATCATTCCTCTTAGCTGAGTTAAGGATCTCATGTCTTGTGTGACCCAATGATAGTCTGGATATCCGTATGTAATCATAGGCACATCATGCATCATACACTCTATACCAGCAGTGCTATTATCTAATATAGCAACACGGGTCTTAGGTAGTACTGAATGTATTGTGGTAAAACCGTTTAGAATTTGAACATTCTTCATTTCTTCCCATTTTCTATAAACTCGTTTCTCAGCCACTGTCGATGCTTTATATCTGGGATGCAGTTTAAGTACTATATCCTCACCTTCTAGTTTATCAAGAATCATATCAATTCTATTAATATGACCTTTAAACCCAAAACCATTAACAGTTTCATCGTCGGGCATTTGACCTATAACAAGTATATGATCGTCCTTTACATCTTTAACTTCATCCCAACCGTTTATTATAATTGATTGATCCCACTTATTAGCTCTTCTTTCTATGAGGGATTCTATTTCATTCCACTCTGTAACATCGTACGGTCTCCAATCCGTATAAGGTGTCGGATCGTCAAACGTGAGAGCAGAACTATTAGCATACCCGGTATCGCATATTTGAAAGTGTTGGCTAGTAGGTGCTGTAGGTTTGAATATGATACTATTCTCTGGCATATCAGGTTCTAAGTCTCTACACGTATGGTTATATATGTGTAAGTCTGGATTATCGCCTTCTGTATGGCCCATCATTTCTAAAGACAATCTAATCATATCTGCTGCATATGCAAACTGTCCCTTAAAGGTATACCTGTGTTCGTATATTTTAAATACCACTAGTGAACTTTCTCCACTCAATCATGTTCTTAATATTTTGATGTCGCCACTTAATGTTCTCCATTATCTCTTTAAGACAATCGCACATCTCTTTGGTATATTCCATCTTGGCTTGATGAGCTTGAACAACTGGATCGGCGTCATACCACTTATCCATATCGCCTTTAAGTACAGTTAACCCATTAAGTGGATCATAATCCCACCCTTTCTCGTCCATCTCTGCTTTAGTTAGTTTACCGTTATAATGCATAAACTTATCTCTAAGAATAATCTTAAAGTCAAGATCGAGCTTTTTAAGTCTCATCTTATTTACGCTATATAGTTCTAGGTATTTGGAGTGGAGTTTAGCCGAATCCCGGGAGGATTCATCAAGTCTCATCTCGTCTATGAGAGAGTCCTTCTTCCACATTTCTAATATTTTTTCTAAGTTATTCATAATGTAATCTCACTGGTTTAAAAATAATCTGTTTTAAGTACTATTATACTACAAATCCAGACAAAAGTAAACCCTTTATTTTATCTCATAGTATGTATATTTAAATGAAGCATCTGCTTGGAGGTATTCAACATCAGTTTGCTGTGTAGAAAATTCTAGTGCAGAAAGAGTAGTGGGAAAACAATCTCTAAATGTAATCTCTTTACTTACATTGTTGTGTGATGTTAATATAGACAGGGTTGCATCATACTTCAAAGACTCACCTTTTGGATCCTTAATGATATTATGCATCCAATTAAACATTTCAATATAGTTATCCATATCTTCGGTAACATTAAACCTAATAGCTAGTTCATCAAAGTTTAATCTATCACCTGCCATTGCTATATTCACGCCTCTAAACGGCACAGTTGACTCAGCTAGAGATATTCCAGGTAAGGTTACTGCAGTGCAGAAATACTCAACATTAGGAAACTCTTTAGCATCAATCTTAAATTGAAACCCTACAGGGCTCAAAAAATTCTTATTCGTTGTTAGTGTCATCTTCTTCCTCTTCTGGCTCTATGACCAGTGTTCCCCACCAATTCCATCTTCCGTCTTCTTCAGTGTTTTCCATAATAGTATTTATAAGGGCTTAAATTCAAGGCATAAAAAAAGGGACTCCGAAGAGTCCCTTTAGGTGAATCAATATAACTTAAAATTAAGTCATAAGTCCGTCAACACGGAAGATTCTGAAGTACGGGTTGGCACGATCTGTACCAGCACCTGCTGCAGTTCCCACGAATGGGTTCTGTTGCATACCGTATCTTGTCTTGAATCCGATTCTAGGCTGGAAGTCATTCTCACCAACAGCTTTAACCATAGTTAAAGGCACGTATGGGCAATAGAATAGACCAGCATCATATGGGTTAGTACCGCGGTAACCAACACATACAAAATCACCAGTAGCATATGGATCAATATATACTTTGATTCTTCCACTCATAACACCAGCAAAAGTATTACCAGTATCATCTACCTGAAGACCATTGGACATTGCAGGAGCATAGTCCATAACACCAGCAGCTGCAATAGCAGAAGCTACGTCAGATGAACAGATGATAAAGTTACCCTTACCACGTCTAGTGCTTTTAGCAATCTGATTACACTCTCTTTCGATTTGCATAATAAGACCTTTGATCTTCTCAACCATCCAACGACCGTCACCATCGGTATCAACATTAAACGCACCTTTAAGAGCAACGTTTGAAGTCAAAGCACCAATAGTAGCTTTTGTATAGACAGTTCTAACGATCTCTCTGTTGATTTCCGCAAGGATTTCAGAAGAAAGGATGTTAGCAAGTTCTGCTTCAGCATCTAGACCGTGTACTGCTTTAAGGTCTTGAGCTAGTTCCATAGTGTACTCAGCTTTCAGAGCACGTGACTTAGCAGTTACTGTAGCTTTCTCGATTGAGAATGCCATTTCACCGAAAGAACCATCGCCAGTTTCACCAACGCCCAATCTTTCTGCAGCTGCAGTAGTAAGACCAGCACCGAAAGTAGAAACAGTGTCAGCAGTGTCAGCAATAGATCCGTCAGTATCTGCATCCAATACGCCAACAAGACCAGTAGGATCTGCTTGGTGAGTACCAGTTCCAGAGAAATCGGTATCAGCTTCGTTATGAAGAGCTTCAGTTCCACCCTGTGTGCTGTACTTAGACTTCATTGCAAAGATAAGACCAGTAGGTCCAGTCATTGGCTGAACGCCAGCGATATCATAAGCGATGAGGTTAGGCATTGCACGTCTTACCAAAGAGATAAGAACGGGATCAAAAGTAGCCAGGTTAGCGCCACCGGCGCCAGAGTTAGGAGCAGCTGCTTCAGAGATGAAGTTTCCGCCCATGTTTGCGGCATCTTCGCGAAGAGCCATTTCTTGGTTTTCCAACAATCTAGCTACAGTAGCCTTCTTGTACTTGTCTTGGATACTAGGTACATCACCATGTTCCAGGACTGGAGCCCATTTTTCCATTAAATTTGTATCTGAATTAAACATTTTATGTTTTTCCCCTATTAGATTACTTGTTATATTTTGAGATTGCTTGTGTATATCTTGACATAACATCACTAACGTCGGCTTGAACCTCGTCAGTACCTGCAATGCTTGATAGTTCATCTACTGATTCACTAATTGCTTTTGTGAAGTAGGACTCTTTAACAACTCTAACTTTCATTTCAAAGTTATCTTTGTTATCAAATTCAATATCTTCAACCAAAGCGCCTAGCTTCTCAGCTTCTGTGTCGGCAAGCCCTGAAGATTGTTCTCTAACTATATCAGCTCTTTCTAAAGTTTGAACTGATTCATGTAGTTTGATATTATCTTCTGTGGTTTTGTTTAATGTAACTTCTAGTTCAGCAACTTGTTCGGCGAGATCGTCTACCAAGTCAACTTTACCTTCAGGTACATCTATATAATGTTCTTTGAACACTGCTTGTAAGGAAGTCATAAAGTCTTCAGCAATTTCAGTCCTAAGACCTTCTGTTACTGCAACTTCATTAGTCTCCATCCAGTTAGAAACAACATAGTTTAAGTAGGAATCAACCTTCTCAACTAATTCACTTTTAACATCGGAAACTTCTTCTTCAAGGTTCTGCGCGTACTCAGTTTCAAGCCTGTCTATCTCTGAAGCTAACTTACTAGTAAGTACTGCCTCAAAAATTGCACCTGCTTTGCCACGGAATCCATCAGATAAAGTAGCTTCTTCAGCGATTACAGCATCTAGGTCTTCTGAGAAGTCAACGGACTCAACTTTAGCTTTCGCCTTAAGTTCGTTTTTCTTCTGAGGAGCGGCCTTAATACTATTAGCAACGGATCCATCATCTTCGGATTCATCGACTTTCGCCATTTTAGCATATATTTTCTGCGCATCTTCTTTTCTAGCTTTCTTCAACATATCAACTGCTGCTTGAATAACTCCAGCTTTGGTC